AAATCCAAATAATTCAGCCATAACTAATTTCTCCTATTAATACTTATCCAACTATTAAGTAGTTGTTCTTGTTTCAAAGTATTGATATTCAAATGTAACTTCAAATGTTTCTATCTCATCTGTTGTATCGTAACTTAACCCAATCGCACCTATATCCGTAGGGAATAATCCTCTAAGTGTATATGGTTTAATTGTGTTACCGTTTCTGTCTAAATGATCCACAAAAGCGTCAACTTGATAGTCTGCTGGATTTGTTAATCCCTCATTATCTGTCATGTTGTTGATACCGTTCTGCCATCTTTCGAAAGCATCCCTTAATCTAAAGTTTGTGTCATTATAACATGTTACGGACCAACTTGCAATAGTTCTATCGCCTGCGATTTTGATTGGTCTACCTCTGAAATTTACAGGTATTGTACCAATACTCATAGCAGGAATAGATGTTGCTTTTGCTAAGAAAGCCAGTTCTTCTATTTCTCCACCTAACTGTGCGTAACCAGGAAAAGGCATTGTAACCTTAAATTGGTTGGCTCTAGCGCCACCGCCAGCTAGTTTAGCTTTGAAATCATTAATGTTTGCCATTTTATTTCTCCTCTAATCCTTAACCAGCGACTTCTTCGAAAGCCACACCAGTTCTTGTTGCAACGAATTTTAATGTGATAAAGTTAATACTTCTAGCAGGTTTTACAAAAATCTCCGCTAAAAATTCATTTCTATCAATTACTTCGCCTGTGTTGTTAGTTTCATCACACACTACTAAAAAGTCTGTGATACCACGTCTACCTTGTACTTCTCTTAGGAAAGGTTCTACAATGTTTCTAAAGTTTGCTCTTGTAAATTCATCATTGAACTCAAAAAGTTGAAACTTAGAAGCAGTAGCAATTGCCTTTTCTAAAACGATAAACAATCTTCTTACATTTATTCTGTCAAATGCTGAAGGAGCTGAAAGACCTGTTTTGTCTCCAAATAGTACTGTACCTTGACCAGGCATAGTTACTACAGGATTTATTCTAGCAGGATACAATTCATCTCTTTGTGCTTTTGATGGATTGAACGCAAGTTTGACAGCACCTCTGACAATACCTCTGTTTAGTCCAGCAGGTGAGAACCAACTGTCTGCAATTAAATCAGTTCTTGCAGCTAAACCAGCGATATCACCATTTAATGGTACATATCTGTAAACGTCATTATATCTGTCGTACATATATTTGTAACCAGAATCAAATACAACATATGAACTTGATCTGATCGTGTTAAAGAAAGCTTTAACATTGGATGCCTGAGTTGTTGAGTTTGCAACATTCACAACATCTGATCTTTCTGGTGAAGCAAATACAACAGCGTCTTTTCTATCTTCAGCAACTGTGATTAGGTTATCAATGTGAGTAGCGTCGCCTTTACCTGCAATGATTAAACCAACGTCAACTGTTTCTGTATCTGAAAACTTCTCGTAAGCAGTTTTTAGTTGAGCAGTTGTAGCGGCTGTACCGTTTGCACCGGCAGACATACTTTCATTTGTTGGTGTATTAACAGCTGTAAATGTTATACCTGCAGCTGCAGTACCCCAGTTTGTACCACCTGAGTTGTGATCCATCCAATAAATGTAATTTGATTTATTGTAAATTACATCTGGATAATAGTTGTTATCGCCTTGTGGTGATTTTGCGTCTGAAGCTTTTGATAACTTAGAAAAAGTTTCAATTACTTCGCCAGGAGTACCTGAAATTCCACCATCTTCGTCAACGACTACAACGTGTATTTCATCATTTACTCCGCTTCTCTCTGAAGCCCATGTTGAAGTTCCTGGTGCACCATCGACTAAGTCGTAATACTTCCATCTTCTTCTTACTTGTGAACCGTTTGCAATAGCAGTATGTAAACCACCTGAACCGGTATCTTTTCTTACAAACGTAATGTTGTTTGAATCTACAACTGTAATTCTGTATTGATGACCACCAACTTCAGCAAAGTTAATGATGTCGCCAACGTTAAAACCTGTTCCACTTGTAAGTGTTAAAGTTGTATCGCCAACAGCAGTTGAAGCGTCATTTACAGTTGTCTTATTTACTTCTTCGTATGCAGTAGCACTTGGACAAGTTGAAACTAATAAATTGTTTCCCCATGCTCCGCCTGTTCTAGCTGCAAAATTACCAACAGCACCTTGACCTGCTGAGTAATTGTTTTGATAATCTTCGGTATTCTCAATTAAAATACCAGTTCCACCGGTACTTGCATTGACTAAACCTGTTTGGGTTGCTCGTACAACTCTTAGTGCGTTAGAGTATGATAGGAAGTTTGCAGCCGAAAAAAAAGTTTCAAAGTTACTTGAATCTGGTTTTCCGAATGTAGCGACCAACTCTTGTTCACTAGAGATTGATATTACCTCATCAACTGGACCTTGTCTGAACTCGCCAGCGAAAGCGCCTATTGATGTCGATACTGCAGGAATGATTCTTGTTAAATCTCTTTCCTGTACGAGAACGCCTGGTGATACTTGAAATGCCATAGGTTTTCTCCTCTATTTTTAAATTAGCTAATTATCTACCTCAAATATTCGTATTATTCATACGCCCATATTTAAAATTGTTTTCATTGATATTTATAATAACCTGGAACCCTAATGTCCTTTTCTTACGACAGGATGCCAAACTGTACCATATTCATCAATAATTTCCTTTTCTTCATCCGGTGTACCATCATCTACAAAACCAAAAGGAGCCATATCCTGTTCTATCAAATTTTGCTGTTCTTCATATAATAGACTTCTTATATTACTATTAGATAACTCTTTAAAGTACTGCTGGTTCGTCAACCAAGCAAATATGACTAAACACATCATAAGATCATCATTACACCCGTCCTCAGCGCTCCATGAGTTTCCACGCCTACTAAATGTTGACATTTCTTCTATGATCTGAAAGTCATTTATGATAGTTTTATCTGCTTCGACAAGTGTCTTAATACTAGCACACCCAATTTTCTTAATCTGTTTTGTCATACGAACACCTAATGATGTACCTCTACCACTAAACATTGCACCTAATATTTGACCAGCTCTTCCTCTTTGTGTTGTCATTAAGATATTATCATATTCTAATTCCATGTGTAACGTATCAGCGATTTGTTGTCCTAAATCATTGACTTCACAAAGTACATGTGCGTGATTATAACCTTTACAAACTTGTTCTATTATACTAGGAAAAACATGAGGTTTTATTTCATTATTTTTATATGTGCAAACTACTTCGTATGGTATTTTTGTACAATCAAATATTATAAATGCTGAATAATCTTTTTCTGTACCTCTAGCTACGTCAACAGTACAGACATATAATCTATCTTTCTGAGGTTTCTTAAACATCTTCAAACCATTTTTACTTTCAATGGCAGTTAGATATGGAGTAACTTTGATTTTTGCAGGAGAAATTAATGTATCGACTGAACCTAAAAACTCACATTCAAACTCTTGTTGAAACTGCTCAGCAGAGGTGTTTCTAATTGTCTTTTCTTTCCATTCTTCATCTCTACCAGGTACCTCTGACCAATGTACTTCAATAGGTACATAATCGTTTTGTTTATTAACAGCGTCTGTCCATAATTTGTAGTACATATTCATTCCATGTGGTGTAGATACAATAATCATTTTTGTATTTTTACCAGATGAGATTGTAGGATAAACTGAACTAAAAAACATTTCTGCTATGTTAGCAGGTACGAAAGCAAACTCATCTAAGAATATAATATTAAATGAACCACCTCGAATAGCACTTGATGATGTTGCAGCTGCCACAATGGTAGATTTATTTTCTAATTCTATATTACCTTTGTTCCAGTTTATGATACCTTGTTGTAACCATTTCGGTAAATTTTCATAAGCAAGTTGTAATCTACCTAAGATATCTCTAGCAGTAGAACTTTTGTTTGCAAGTATGGCAATATTAGAATTGGGATTAAATAATGCATAGTGTAATAGATAAGAAATAGTTGTAGTTGATTTACCTGATTGTCTTGGTAGTTTACATATAGTAAATCTGTTATCATGTATTGTTCTTACAATCTCTCTTTGAAAGTCATACATTTTAAAAGGTACTAAACCATCGTCAAGTGAAACTATTTGTACATAGTTTTCCATAAAATACAAAGGGTCTTTTTCACACTTTTGATATTCAACAATTTGTTCTTGTGTAAATTCAACAGGTGTGTTTACCTTTTTTAAATTTGGATTACCTAAGTATGCGTCTATGCTACTCACTACTTGTTCCTCTTCCGTAATTGTTCATATAAAAATCTACTAGTTTTGGTTCTATATAACCACACCAACCTGTTATTATATATTTTTCTTTTAATACTAAGGCGCCTTTGTGTGTATGCGTCCAAGCTGCTGGCCATATTAATGTTAATCCTTTTTCAGCAGGTGTTGTTAGTTTTTGATATGCAAACTCTGTGCCACCAGCTGGCACATCATTTAAGTAAGTCATAAAAACAAATTCTCTATTTACTGATACTGCATTTGTTCTTTCAGAATGCCACTTTTTAAAACCACCACCTGGTGGATAATATTGTATATTATAATTTTCTATAATACCATACTCTTCTAAACCTTTTATTGGTTCATACTTGTTTTCATATAATTTAAATATTTCATTTAGATGGTGTTTATATGCATTGAAAGGGTACCAACTTTCTTTTGCAAGAATACCAATATCAAAACTGTCTTTTACTTTTGTATCAGATTCACCTACACCTTTTGCTTCTGCTGTTTCTAATACAGCACCTTTAGACCACATATGATTATTTTTTTTAAAAGTATCTATAATATCATCACAAATATCCTCAGGCATATACCATGCCCCCATAAAAGTACTTTCATCTAATTCATATTCTTTATACATCATTCACAATTACTCCTTCAATATGTGTAAAACCTCTTTTCAATGCAGCTGTAATTCTACGACTACCTCTTAATACTGAAAACTCTTTTTCTATATATGGCGTACCATTAGCACCTATCCTAGGTTTATCTGATATAGCATGTCTTATAATCTCTACAGGATCTAACATCTCTTCACCATCCATGATCTCTTTTAAAGCCATGCCATGTTGTACGAAATATAAATTTTTAATTTGAAAGATCGTCTTTTTCGGGTGTGATGTCTTTGCTTTTAGTACTTTCATTATTTCCTTTCAACATTTTTTGTAGTTCAGCTGTTGATCCTACAAAAAGAGCATTCTTAATATTCGCATTTGCACTTTTAGGTACTTCTTTTAGGTCTTTTAATTTTTTCTGTAAGTCTTGTAACTTATCAACTGTATTTGCAACTTGACCTATTAATTGACCTGCAACTTCATATGCTCTTGGATGTTGTCCTTCTTTTGCAATTTCCAATATGCCTTCTATCGCTTCATTACCTTTGTCAATAAGATTGTAATAACTCTCTCTACTATGGTCGTAATCGTTTCCAATATCATCTTTCCCTTCGTCTTCTTTTCTAGGAACAGGTGGTTGAAATTCTTTTGATGTTGCCGGTGTCTTTGGTTCTTCAGGTTTATCTAAACCTAAAATCTCATTGACTCTTTCTTCCAACTTTGTCATTATTAACTATCCTCATTTTTAGTCACGTCATATTTTTTACCATCAGTATAGAAACTAATGGTAGTTGTAAATCCAAAATCATCATTTGCATCCGCTGAAGTTGGATTTGGTGTTATTACTATTCTTTCTTCTCTTGCTTTATTTACTGTATCAGTATCACTATATAAATCTGATTGTGTTTGTTTAATAACACTTTGTGATTTAGCAGGACCAAATAAGTATGTTTTAGCTGTAAAACTTAAAGTATATACAACTGCTCTTCTTGTTGTAAAATCACCAGAATAACTATCATCATAAGTTATATTATTTAATACAATAGGTACATCTCTTTTAATATTTAAATCTGGTATTACATTTACTGTAACTGTATAATCAGGTTGAAAGAATGGTAAAATTTGTTCTACGATTTGTAGACCTGCTTCAGCAGTTGCTGTAAATACATATAAAGAATATGTTAAGTTATAAGGTACAGGTGTGTAGTTATAATTTAACACTTTACCGTCTTCACCAGATTTGACATGTTTAAACTTTTGAACTCTTGTTAATTTTCTACTTGAGTCATAATTAATACCAGTAATTTCAAAACCCATACGAGGTAAAGTTATTGCAAACTCTCTATCATCTAAACTAGGTTGTTGATCTAATCTAACTAAAAACTTTTCTTTAGGTGCATATGCTAAAGGCACTTTAATAGATTGTGTAATATTACCATTACTATCTTTTCTCTTAACTACTATATTATTGAAAAGTTGACCGAAAGCAACGGTCATCTTTCTCATACTTTCGTTATAAAAATATTGTCCAAACATTAATCAACCTCTCCAAATGGATTTCTTTCTGTAAAGTCAAGTATATCATCAGCTGTTGAAGCTGTATCAAAACCTGCCTCTGTATCTAAATCTAAATTATCTGCATACGTACTTTGTGTTTGTATACTAGGTACTGTTTCTAATAATAGGAATTCATTTTCTGCCAAATCATCATTTTCAAGCACAATCGATCCTGTTTCATTTTCAAGTGAGAATTGATGATTTAATACGTCTAGTGAATATTGTTCTTCAGCACTATCAATAGCATTGACACCTGTATTAAGTTGTTCGTTAGAATATTCCCAACGAGTACATCTTAGTTGATAAACCGGTAAATTTCCTAATTGAAAGAATGGTTCCTGATCTTCAACAAATTGAATTTCAAAAAATGAGTTCATTAAAGGAGAATAGATAATATCTCCTTCATTTGG